ATGGCATGGGCCAAGGCCGTGTCCTGGGGGCTGATGCGGCCTTGGCTCAAAACATGGTGGACGGCATCGCCAGCTTTGATCAGGTCTTGAGCAAGATGCATAAAGACGCGGCGTCAAGTGCTAAGTCCAGTCCACCTGCCAAGCCCAAAACTTCCCGATTGGCCCAAGCCCGCTCAGAGCTTGGGATTCTGTAATTTGGACTGCTCCAGAGTTGCTCCGTTGAGCACCTCCAGTCCGAAAGGCGACCCGTAGGTCGCAAACCTGATGCGCGACTAGCTTTGCGTATTTTTTAATCTTTGCAATCCCGCCACCCAAGAGGTGGTTTTTTTACGTCTGGAGAAACCCAAATGAGTAAGCAATTGCGCGAGCTTCAAGCTCGCAAGTCTGATCTTGTCAAAGAGGCTCGTGCCTTAACTGACATTGCCGCCCAAGAAAACCGTGACCTCTCAGATGAGGAGGTGATCAAGTTCAATGGACTCAAGAGTCGAATTGAAACCGCTTCGGCGGCAATTGACCGCGAGTCGGCTTTGATTTCCGAAGAGGTTCAGATGGGGGCGAATGTAGGCAACCACTCTGGTGTCGGTCATGGTTCGGTATTCCAAAGCGTCGTGGTGAGCGATAACCGCGAACTCGACCCCAAACATGGCTTTCAAAGCTTGGGCGACTTCTTGCAAAACGTCTGCCATGCGCAAAAGCCAGGCAACCCGATTGACGATCGCCTGCTGATTGGCAGCGGTCGTGGTGCTGCCGCTCCAGCCACCTTTGGCAGTGAAGGCTCCGGTCAAGACGGTGGCTTCTTTGTCCCGCCACAGTTCTCAAAGGAGATTTTCCAGCTGTCTTTGGGCGAGGACTCATTGCTGCCGCTTACTGACAATGTGGAGATCAGCGGAAACACCATGGCGTTTCCTAAGGATGAAACAACGCCCTGGGGCACCAACGGCATTCGCGCTTACTGGCAAGGCGAAGCAACCCCATCGGTGACCACCAAGCCCGTTTTGGGACTGTCTACATTGCGGCTGAAAAAGTTGATGGCCTTAGTGCCTACGACCGATGAGTTGTTGGAAGACGCCAATGCCTTGTCGACTTATCTACCTGAGAAAATTGCACACTCCATTCGCTGGAAAACCAATGAATCCATCCTGTTCGGCTCAGGCTCTGGCGTACCGGTAGGCGCGCTCAATGCGGGCGCTACGGTCAGTGTGGCCAAGGAGACTGGGCAGTTGACACAAACGTTGCTTCCGCAAAACCTGGCAAAGATGATTTCGCGTCTGCCAACGGGCTCATTTGCCAATGCGGTTTGGATCGTCAATAACGATGTACTGCCAGCATTGTTCACTTTGACGTTGGGTAACTACCCGATCTACTTGCCAACAGGATTGACCGTCGGTGGTCTTCAGGTGTCCCCTTACGGTACGTTGCTGGGCCGCCCGGTATTTGTGTCTCAGCACGCCAACACCTTCTCGGCCCAAGGGGACATCTTGCTGGTGGATCTCAAGTACTACCAAACGATCACCAAGTCTGGCGGTATGCAGACTGCCACATCGATGCACCTGTACTTCGATGCCGATCTCACGGCGTTTCGAACCACCTTCCGTATGGATGGTCAGTCGAAGATTTCTACAGCGATCACGCCTGCCAAAGGCAGCGCAACGATGTCGCCCTTCATCCAACTCGGCGCGCGCTAAGCAGCCTCAAAACTTAGGAGAAAACTATGTTTCCCAACGCAAAAGGCAGCGAACTGCTGTCCGTTCTCGCCACCATCGACCCTGCCGCGCAAGCGGCAGGAACTGTCACTACAGGCTGGATTTCTGTGGCCAACCATCACGGATTCCTCTCCTTGGTTCAGACCGGAGTGCTCGGCACCAGCGCCACAGTGGATGCGAAGTTGCAGCAAGCTGTTGATTCCACTGGCACCAGTGCCAAGGACATCACCGGCAAAGCGATCACCCAGATCGTCAAAGCCACAGGCGACAACAAGCAGGCGCTTATCAACGTTAAGCCCGAGGAGCTCGACACAGTCAACGGCTTTGGCTTTGTTCGCCTGTCTCTGACGGTAGGAGTGGCTGCCAGCCAAACCGCTGCTCAAGTCCTAGGTGTCAATCCGCGAGAGCTCCCTGCCAATGCAGGCAACCAGGCGGCTGTTGTGCAGATTGTCTAAATGCCACTGCAACTCGTTTCAGCTCCAGCCGGGGAGCCGATCACGCTTCTTGAGGCAAAGCAGCACCTGCGGGTGGATGTTGATGACGATGATGCATTGATCGGCTCGCTGATTACGGCAGCCCGGCAGGCAGCCGAGACTCGCACCGGCAGGCAGTTGATGACTGCCCGCTGGAAGCTGGTACTCGACGCCTTTCCGGGTTCTTTGGCCAATCATGTTCCATCCGATGCTTCCTTTAGCTTGCCTGGTCACGCAATCCTTCTTGACAAATGCCCAGTGCAGTCATTGGTCAGCATCGAGTACCTTGACATGAATGGCAGCCCTCAGGTGATGCCGCCTGGGGATTACGTCTTGGACGCTGCATGCGAGCCTGCGCGACTCACCCCAGTATTTGGTAAGACTTGGCCCCCGACTCTCCCACAGATTGGCTCTGTGATCGTCACCTTTGACGCAGGATACGGCGCAGGCTCCTCTGTGCCCGAGGGAATTAAGAGTTGGATCAAGTTGCGTGTGGGAAGTCTCTACGGACATCGTGAGGAAATGGCAGTGCTAACGCGCGGTCGTATCGACTCATTGTCATTTGTAGATGGACTTTTAGACGGTTACCGCGTGAGCGTTGTATGAGCTTAATCAGTGCAGGTCAGATGAGCCAGCGTGTTCGCATTCAGCAGCCCACTGTTGCAAAGGATGCATTGGGTGCGCCGACACAGACCTGGAGCGATATAGCGACTGTCTGGGCTGATATCCAACCGATATCAGGGCGCGAGGCACGAATTGCAGATCGTATAGCTGCGGTGGTGAGTCATCAAATTACTGTGCGTTACAGATCCGAGTTCAACGACCCCAAAAGCGTTTCACAAATGCGAGTTCTGTTTCGAGATCGTATTTTTTCAATCCATGCTGCCCTTAATGAAGACGAGGCCAATGTCTCGGTCATGCTTTTGGCAAGTGAAGGGGCGCGCAATGGCTAAAGTTGAAACAGTTCGCATTGAAGGACTGGCACAACTTGATCGTGCACTTCGTGAACTGCCTGACCGTGTTGCTAATCGAGGGCTCAGGGCATCGGTTTACGCAGGAGCAAAGGTCATACGTGATGAGGCGCGTGCTCAGGCTCCGCAGTCGCTTGGCTCTAAGCAACCACCACCCGGAACGCTCAAGCGTTCGGTGATCATGAAGCACGTTCGCGAGCTATCTGGTGGGGGTCGCCAGACCTTTTATGTTTTGGTGCGCCACGGTAAAAAGTACCGCAATCAGGGCAAGCGAGGGAACCTATCGCAAGATGCTTGGTATTGGCGCTTTGTTGAATTCGGTACTCGCAAGATGGCGGCTCGTCCATTTCTGCGTCCGGCACTGGAATCTCGACGTCGCCAAGCCGTTGATGCCATTAAGCAGCGACTGACCCAGCGCATCGAGATAGAAGCGCGAGCCTTGAATGGTCGATAACGATGCAGGACTTCTATGACGCGATCAAACATCTGGCCGCTGGGCAGGTGTACGCCATCGTTGCACCTGCGGGTGCTCAGTATCCGACGCTTGTTTACACCCCTATTGATCAGTCAAACGTTGCGTCGCTTGACGGACCAAACCAGCTGCGGCGCTCGCGAGTGCAAGTCGATGCGTACGCACTAACGCTGGTCGCTTGCGAACAACTGCAAGAGCAGGTCCTTGCGGCATTGCTAGCCAGTATCAAAACGGTGGCCGATGTACGCATGGGCCTTACCGATTTCGACGATGAAGCCGGTACTTACCGGATATCCGTGGACTTCACCTACTACCGGTAACGGTGGTCAGGTTGTCTTTTCATTTTTTTATGGAGGCCTTTTATGCCTAGTACTGCCATCACCGCGCAGGGCATCACCATTGCCCGGTTTGGAACCACAACCTTTGAGACCATCCCCAACGTAGTCTCCTTTCAGGGGCCTGGGGGTCAAGCCTCAGTTATTGACGTCACCAATCTTGCTTCAACAGCCAAAGAGAAGAGAGTCGGTCTTCGCGATGAAGGTCAACTCTCACTGAGCCTGCACTTCAATCCTGACGACACGGTCCATCAGGGCCTTCGTACAGATCGAGCCAATCGCGTGCGCCGCCAGTTCAAGATCACCTTCACCGACACCACGCCCGCTGCGACATGGACTTTCTACGGCTACGTTACACAGTTCAGTGTTCAAGGTGGTGTGGATGCTGTTGTTGAAGCCAGCGTCAC